GAACGCGCGACCTGCGGTTTAGAAGTTATGTTTTCTACCGCTCATTATGTTTCGTTACGCTCAATAAATGCCGTTACAACCTGCAAAAACAAGTTTTTGTCCGGTGTGTATAGTAAAACAATCCATACAGTTTGGAGGCAGTTTGGAGGCAGCGCCTCCAACAAGCTTGTTGCACGTTAAGGAGAAACGGCATGAATATCTCAGTCAGATTGCGTGGCAAGGTTTGGCAGGCAAGGGTGAGGTACCGTGGAGCAGATGGGATTATCCATGAGAAGCATCATTCTCTGAGTGCTCCTTCGGATAAGACTGGCCGAGGCAAAAAGACCGCCATGCTCGAGGCTGAGAAATGGGTTAAGGACGCGGGCTTTGTTGAAATTGTTGAGCAGAGTCAAGCAACAAGGCTTGATTGTTCGGCGTACACATACTGTCTCAATTACTTTAAGAGCCTTGTGGCCACGCAGCAAATAGAACGCCGTACCTATACGTCTTACAAGAATAGTATTCGATACATAGATCTCTTCTTTGGTGAGAAACGCTTACAGGACCTTACTATTACAGACGTTGAGATGTATGTGTCCTGGCTTTATGACTCCAACTACTCAGCAAACACCATTAAGAAAGCTTTTAATGGCTTACGTCAATGTACACGCCATGCTGTGGACATTAGAGATCTGCAATATGACCCTTGCGCGTCAATCAAGGCTCCTAGGGGCCAGCTTGCGCCACCAAATCCTCTGGACGAACCTTCCCGCAAAAAGCTTCAAGTTATGCTTGCTGCTCTAGAGCTGTCTCCCATGGTCATTGCAACGTATTTGGCGTACTTTACTGGTATGAGACGTGAGGAGTGCTGCGGACTTCAGTGGAAGGACGTCAAACTCAAAGCAGAGGACGTTACAGCACACCTCTGCCGCGCTATTTCGTATGACGGCGGTAAGACATATATTAAAGGTTTAAAGAACGGTAAAACAAGAACGGTACCTGTCCCAGCTCCACTTGTAGACATTCTTAAGCAATGGCGCACCAAGTACATTGAAGACTGTATGTTGATGGGAATTGCGTTTAATGAAGAGATGTATGTCCTTGGAGACTTCTCAGGCGAGTATCTCAGACCAGAGCGAGTCACAGCATGGTGGAAGAGACACTCGGAAGAATGGGGACTTTTAGGAACGCAGGGAAGACGGCCAGTCTTTCATGATCTGCGTCATACGTATGCCACAATTGCGGTTAGGACCATGGACATCAAGAGTGCGCAAGATATTCTTGGCCACAGCGATATTAATATGACAATGCGCTATGCAGATACAGATTTAGAGCAGATTCAAAAGGCAGGAAAAATCATCGGAGAAGCTCTTAACGATGCTCATAAAGATGGTGCAGAAGTACTACAACTTAGGCGAGCGATATAAAAAGAGGAGCTTAAAGCTCCTCTTTTAATGCTGCAAATTTGGTGAAAGAACGAGACGTTCTGTGGCGATTTTTCTTGTTAATGAAGCGCTATACCCAATTTCAAGATTTCCAGAATAGATTGGCCAATTTTTTGAAGGCTTATATAGTTCATCAACTAATTTATCAACGTCATACGTAATCATATAGCTGCCTTGATAAGACTTAACCGCATTAGACAGTTCAATGTGTTTCTTCTTATCGAAACTACTTTTGTATAAACCTGGGCCCTTTTGAACATAAGGTGGGTCTAAGTATAAGAATATGTTTGGCAGATTTAGTGAGTTGAGATATTTCATAAAATCGACAGCGTCTAAATTTGTAACGGAAATGTTATTAGATTGTGCTGAGATTTGTTTTATTTTCTTGATTAAATCAGACCTATTGAACCTCGCATCAATTTTGTATTTTCCTGTCTGCTCTTTGCCACCAATTACACCGCCATCAATAATTCCAGAGCGATTTGTCCTATTAAGGAAGAATGCCGCCACTCCAAGCTCTTGAGATGGAGTATGGCTGGACTCGTATACTTCTTTATAATGCTCCCAGGTATCCATATTTATTTCTACGGTTTCAATGAAGCTAACTAATGAGGAAGGGTTATTGACGATTAAATCCCAGACGCTATAAATTGCAGGGTCGAGGTCGTTGATAATAATTTTCGAAACCTTATTTTCCAACAATAGTTTTATGGCCAAGCCAGCACCGCCACAGAAAGCCTCGGCATAAGTACACCCAATGAGCTTATTCTTAGTAAGCAAATCAGACACCATTGGATAAATTTTAGTTTTACCGCCTGGATACCTTAATGGCGTTCTAGTGGTAGGCATTAGCTACGACTCCCTTCTTCTAATTTTTATGGTAGAAGAAAGGTTATTCTTTGGCCATGGATTATTTTTCAGAAAGCATAGCGTTTATAACGCAATATATTTTGTCAAATACTTTTATTAAATCTCCCCCGTTTGGCCAACTGGATTGCCCGTGAGTACATGCATTCAGTGAGGTCAGAGTTATAATTGCATCTTCATCGTTATTTTTTGCCATTTTCCTTAAAAAGTCGACATCATTGTGTCCAATATATGAAGTCTTATTATTAACGAGAAGATCGCATGCTTTTGACACTCTCTGTCTAAGAGATTTAAATTTATTTAATTCTGTATCATCAATTTTCTTAATGAGATAGTAATCTACGCTTAGTTCAATTAAAGCTCTTAATAATAACCCGCAACAAATCGGATTATCGATTGCAGATATTCTTTTTAGTTCTTTGCATACTTCATTGATTTTAGAGCTACTAGAAGTATCAAGAGTTTTGCCATATTGTGGGATTACAGTAGTTCTATTTGCAGCATAGCCTTTTGAACGCGTATTGGTAATTGCGGTATCTGCATCTTTGTACTGGGTTAAATCGTGAGTTGTTGATTGTTCTTGATCTACTTGTGAAGCCCGTGCATCATCGATGTGCAGCTGCACTGTTGGGTTGTTTTCTGATTCTGTGTATCGCGCAGCCTTGTCTAGAAGCTGAATAGCGTCTTCCCTGTGATATATACTCGATACTGACTTACCCCTGAGTTCTTTTAAAACATTGGAAAACAGCTCATTGTGTTTGCCATCGTATAGGAAAGTATCTCCTTTTTTAGAGATTCCTAATCTGTTTTTTACATCAGCAAAACTAAAGAACCTATGCAGGTTTGTGTTCTTTATTTCGCCTACAGCTACTCTAAGTTCTTCTGACTCCCCACCAAATGTATCTCTTATTATTTCTATTATTTGCATTGACATAGATGGTTTCCCGCTACTTGCAGCTTGAAATCTTTCTTTTTGCTCGGAACTCCATGGCTCTACTCCGACGCCGTTATTGGTACCAGTATGTCGTTGCAAAAGGAGTCTGCTCACCTCATCTTCATCGTTGATAATTGCACAGCGTACTGTTTTTGGCATTTTATCTTTAAGGACAACAAAACTGGCTTTTAATTCTTTAAATTCTTCAGGGAATGGAATGACCTCTGTCGCAAGCTGAATAGCAGCGATTCTTCGATTACCTTCTCTGACCATGTAGTTGTTATCGAAGTTATTGGAAACTATGGGATTTTGGTCAATATTTAGTCCGTGTTCAGCAATATTGCGGGCGAGATTTAGCAGTTTATTGCCTGAAGATATTTGTTGCTCATAAAGCAGATCTAAAACTGTCGAAGGCACGTCATCAGGCTCAAAAAGGCGTGGGTTCTTTTGGTCAAGAACAAGCTTCTCTATTGGTATATCAACGATATCGTAATCTGAACTTGCCATGGTTTCCCAAACCCTTTCACAATTCCTTCAAACTTTTATATATCGGACTCAGTTTTTGTCCGGTGTTAACACTAAATTGGAACGTGCGTTCCTTGAGAATTAAACATGTCTTATTTCTTCACGCCCGCCAAGCTCTTCTTAAATTCTTTTCTGCAGTTCAGTGATTACGGCATCCACATCTTTAAGCTTGTTAAATAGATCGTCTAATTGCTTTGAGTTTTCAAGTTGTTCTGGTGATGGCTTCTCTCCGATTAGCTCTTCAAAAGTGCAGTCCAGAACTTCACATATTTTCTTTGCATGTTTGATTGTTATTTCAGTTTCTTGACGTTCCCAAGCACTAATTACTCGTGATGATACTCCCACAGCTTCAGCAAGGTCTCCCTGGGACATACGGCGCATCTTACGGATTTGCTTCAATTGAAGGTTAAGTTCTTCCATTGGTGCTCCTTTCATCTAGCTGGCATTTTACCACTTTCTACACAAAATATACAAATATCGTAAAAATTTTCTTTACATTTACGAATTTCGTAACTATTATGAAGAAGAACTTACGGATTTCGTAAGTTTCTAGATAAAAGTTAGTCGTTCTTTGAAAATTGCATTAATCAAGTATTTGTTTTATCCCTACGTTTTATAGATTGGAGGCAACCATGGATCAGATGGATTCAATTGCTGTTCGTATTCGCATTGCAATGGCTAGAGAAAATGTGTCAGCCCGTGAGCTCGCAACAAGAACCAACCTCTCTGAGTCGACAATTTATAAAGCAAGTAAAGAGGAAAACGACGAAAAAACTAGCTTAAAAACTATTCGTCTACTTGCTGATGCACTAAATGTCTCTGCAAAGTGGCTTGCATGTCTGGAGTAATAAATGCCAATACCGCAAAATACTGGCTCAGCGTGGTCATATCATTGGGAGCCAAAAGTCGAGCATAAGCTCGAACCAGAAAAAGCCAAAGCACCACACACCACAATATCTCACGTTGAGGGAGCATCACTTATAAAGAGTTGTTTTAACGATGCTTATTACGTTATGGAAGACGGTGGGAACCTGTGGTTTCTTGGTAGTTTTGAAACAGCTCAAGAAGCAAGCGGAGCTTTTAAAAGATGGGCAAAATGCCATTAGAAAAAACAGCCGCTTACTTAAAAATCGCTACAAGCAAAGACACTAGAGCGATAACAACAGAGGCGATTGAGACGCGTCGTGAGAACCAAGTTTCTTTTCTTGCATCTTCTACATATCCCTTAAATGCCTCATTTTGAGCATTTAAAACACGGGCTTGTTCTTTTAAAACATCCAGCAATTCGTTAATTCTCAATTGCTCATCAAGTGGGGTTAGCTTAACAGTGTCAGCAACTCTAAATGTAGATAGATCTTGAGCGCGGGCTTGCATGTCATCCTGTTTTTGTTTTAACACCTCGTCAATATTAGGAATATCTTCAAAGGGGGTGTGAACCTTGGGAAATCTTAAAGATTTAGCAACTTTAATAGCTTCTTTTTGTATGGAGCTTAAGTTATCCATTAGAAAACATCCAATCCGTATGCTTTCGTGTTTGGTGTCTGTTCTATCACTCATGTTTTCAGTTTACTGCATTTTTGCCTGTTCAAAGATGGCAAGCGTCGTTGGTTTATGCGCTGCAGTGTTTGCTCTTTGCTTCGCAGGTCTTATTTATTAACAAGATAAAAGTGCCCTCCTCACGTTGCACCGTGGGAGAGCGTGTCCAAAACTTTAAGGAGTTGAAATGGACGATACAAGTATACAAGTTTTTAGCTCTCAACAGTTTGGAGAGCTAAGAGCTCTTAAAGGATCTGACGGAGAACCTTGGTTTGTCGCTAAAGATGTTTGTGAGATTCTCGGAGTAATCAATAGCCGCGATGCGATTGCGCGTCTTGATGACGATGAGAAGAATACCGTAGTTTTAACCGACGGTAATCGAGGCAATCCCAATAAGACGGTTGTCAATGAGGCTGGATTCTACAGCCTTGTTCTTTCTTCCCGTAAGCCAGAGGCTCGAGAGTTTAAGCGCTGGGTTACTCATGAAGTCCTGCCATCGATTAGACGTTCTGGCGGCTACATTTCCACAGATGGCTCTGAGAGCAATGAAGACCTTCTCGCTCGTGCGGTCCTAGTCGCTAATGAAGCTATTCAGCGCAAGGACGCCCAACTTAAAGAGCAGCAACGCAAGCTCTACGAGAAAGATACAACCATCATCGAGCAGGGTGCCAAAATTGACGAGCTCGCGCCAAAGGCTGGTGTTTACGACACGGTTATCAACGTCAAAGGCACGATGACAATCACAGATGCAGCTCGTTACCTTGCACAGTACGACCCTCTTATGAACCGCAAGCGCCTCTTTGCGCTTCTTCGTGCTGACGGAATGATTTGCCAGGGAAGCAACGCTCCAACTAAACGAGGCATTGAGACAGGCAGATTCGTGCAGATCATGAGCACCCGTCGAGACGGTAAATCAAATGAGCCTTATGCCAGGATGACGCAGAAAGGCTTCGACTGGTGCGTTACCACTTACTGTACAACTCCGCTCGTTGATTAGCTCTTATGGAGAGCTTGCGAAACACTGAGCTTATTACCGTTGAACAGGCTTCTCAACTTCTCGGCATACCCGTTTCCACGATGCGCAAAATGTGCGCAAGAGGGGAGGTGTATGCCAAGAAAGCCGGAAAACGATGGCTCATCAATAAACGGATTCTTCTGAGCCTTTATGGTTTGCATTCTAAGGAATAACCATGAAAAAAAGAATACTTCTTGTGGCTTTGCTGCCCTTGCTGGTCTACTTCACAGCTGACTGCTTGGGCATTTTTGAGCCGCATAACGTGGCATATCTAATGGCTTTTAGGTATGCCTTAATCGCATATGGCCTTGTTGGAGCTTTAGCCGTATGGCTCAAAGACAAAGAGAAAGAGGTTTGCAATGCTGACTAAACAAGAGCGTCAAGAGATTGCAGAGAGAGCTAAAGAGTGTAAGAAAGAAGATGAGCTTAACTGGGACCAATTTGCATACGTGCTCCTCGGCATTCAAAGTTGGAGGAATGACGACGAGCTCTTAGACCGCATTGTTGAGCTTTGTGACGTGTCAAATATGGAGTCGCTTTCAATTAAACCATCGGCAGATGAAATGTACTTGCAGGCTTTGAAAGCTAAACATGAGCGTATTGCGGCATATGTCGAAGCTAATTCATATGTAAACACAAGTCACATTATCAGATACATTGAAGACTTTGATGCAGCGATTTCTCACTATAAGCGACTAATTGAAAAGGATCAACAATGCTAACTAAACAAGAACGTGCAACAATCGCTGAGAGAGTGAGGAAAGTTAGTGTGACCGACCGTTATGGGGTTTACCGAGCAGTAACAGGTAAATCGGTATTAGACTGCTCGCCGGCACCTGCGACCCTTCATGACATGAGCCGCGTCATTCTCGAACTTTGCGACACATCTAACATGATTGAGTTACCTCGTGACAAGAACGGTGAAGTTATACATGTCGGAGATACGGTATATGCTGGTGACAGAGAGTTTACAGTAGACGGTTTTATATTTAATGACAGTGGCGTAATAGTCCGCGCGATACACACTAAACTGTCCGCTCTCAATTTCTGTAAGCCAGACGAACTCACACACAAGAAACCAGTAACAATCGCGTCGCTTAATGAACAGCTTAGGCATGTCCTAGATAAAGGTCACATGTCGGCTTGGTCAATGGCTAAACTTTTCGACATCGCCGACCAGCTCGAGAGCCTAGGTGATAGCGATGACTAACCGTGAAGAGGTAGCGAAGAAGCTACGTGAAGCTGCAAGGACATTTGATAAAGAGTATCCAAATGGTGCTAAAGATTGGCTTGATGAAAACGCTGCGTTTGATACGGTTGACGAGATAATCGGCACAGACAATAACATCCCGTATGCGCCCTTCTTCAACCGTCTAGCCGACCTTATCGACATTACATGTAAGCCGGTTGAAGCTGGCAACAACATCGTCTGCTCCGAGTGCGGAGCTGACCTGTATGACGATGACTTGTATTGTCCTCATTGTGGCGCAAGGGTGGTGCGTCGTAATGTCCAAGCGTGACTTCCGAAAGATTAAAGAGCTAGAGGACTATATATACGACCCGGATACGACCACAGGAGATTATGCGTTCTGTCCAAACTGTAGCGTCTCATTCAATACGTCCAACATTGAGGTTGTCGATATGCGAGAAGATGACTGCGATTATGGGGGTTTGTCCTCATTGTGGTGTTTTACTCAAGTTGCACTTGGTTCCAATGTATTATTTCGAACCCGAACTTTGCTCTGTCGAAGAATTCGAGAAGGAAGCGTACATTAAGTTAAGCGAGGAGCAGTAATGGATCCTGTTGAGAAAGCTGTTGACCTCATCGAGCGTTATGCCTTATTGGCATATTTAAGCAATGGCAAATGCCTCGGTGCTGATATTAAAGGCAAGCGTGTGTATCTTTCTGGGCCAATTACTAACGTGAAGAATTACAAAGGCTTGTTTATGTTTGCTGAAAAACTCGCTGATTTTGGAGAAGCAAAGCAGATCTATAACCCTGCCGCACAGATTCCTTCAAGTTCTAGCTGGGTACAGGCAATGCATCGATGCCTTTCAGAAATTACTAATTACGACACAGCAGTAATGCTGCCCGGCTGGAACACTTCTCGTGGAGCGAGGCTTGAGCGTGATGTTGCACTTGCCTGTGGGATGCACATTGTTGATTTTGGTGAGAACAAGATTGTTTATGGCCTTTTTAACTCGCTTAAAGAGACTCTTGGAAGACTCTTATAAGCAGCTTTACTAACCGAAAGGAGGTTCGTATGGGTGCTGCAGATATTGTTGTCCTAGTCTTTTGCATTCTCGCTGGTATTGCTTTTGCTTTTAGCGATTAAATTCCTCATTTTTTAACAATCGAATAGAAAGGTATTCAATGGATACTGATATTGCTAATCGTGTTATCACGGAAATAACCAGTCGATTAGGCGTTGGATATTCTGTATTTTCTGACGCTGTGTCACAGTATGCGAAAGCAAAGGCAACAGAAAGCCTTATATTTTCGGCTGCGTTTTTTGGTGCGGCTATCTTAGTCGTTGCCTTTGCTTTCTTTGTGGTAAAAATAACCAATTCGCAAGACAGCGTGAGGTCATCAGATTTGGATAGCGTGCTTTCTCTTTGTCTTTTTCTTTTAATTATTTTGATTCCCCTTGTTGCTCTTGGCATTTACAACTTTACTGGTTATATCAACTGGTCAAATGCGCCACAAGGTATGTTTTTACAAGAAATTATGAAGTCGATTAGATAATTCCCTATTTTCAAAACCAAATAGAAAGGCTTAAACCATGAAGAAACTTCTTCAATGGCTGGCTATCTGCGTGTTTGCGGTGCTGGTATGCGTGCCAGCTCTCGCACAAGCGCAGACGGTACCAGTTCAGCTCACAAGCTTCCAAGTAGCCAACTTAGAGAAGCAACCAGTCAACTCAGTTGGCTTGCATTCCCAGTTCTATATGAACATTAACTGGGACGCAACGGGGCAAGAGCTCCACGACGGCGATTCATTCGATATTGAGCTTCCAACCTTCCTGCGCTTCCCAGACAGCGCAGCCACGAGCTTCAACCTTTACACTCCAGACGGTGAAGTTTGCGCAGTTGCAGAGGTAAACCCGCTCACTCAGACATGTCATGTTACCTTCACCAATTACGTTGAAGGAAAAGACAACATTAAGGGTTCTATCTGGCTTGCAACATGGATTGGTGAGGATAACGGACTAGATCATGAAGAGTTACGTATCGTTCAGACCTCAACGGGTCAAGTCGCAAGTTTTACCGTTCACACCGAGCGTCCAAACGTTCTCACAGGTGAGGTAATTGCTAAGTGGGGCGTTGCTGACACAGACGCTGACACAATCGAGTGGAAGGTGCGTCTGAACGTCAACCAGATGAACCTTACCAATGTCATCCTGGAAGACAGCATTGAAGCTGGTTCTTATGTTCCTGGCTCTTTCAAGCTCTACCGTGTACGCATGGATGAGTATGGCGCAATCGATGATTCCTATGGATGGAATCCAGTGCAAGTCGATGAGCCAACCATCAATGGCTCTACCTTCACACTGAACCTACACAACGCCATGGCAAACGGTGAGCAGTACTTCCTTATTTACCGCACCACCAAGAATCCACGCATTAAGAACTCCGTCACGCTTTACTCAGCTGAGAAGCAGGCATCGAGCGTCTGGACTTACGTTGCAGCCGATTCTGGCGGTAACGGCAACGGCGACAATCGACCAACTGAGCCAGAGACTCCACCTACTCCAGAGCCAACACCAACGCCAGAGCCTAATCCAGGACCACAGCCACAGCCTACTCCAGAAGAGTCTGACCCCGAGCCACAGCCAAAGCCCGAGCCAGCAAAGCCAGTGAAGAAAGTCAAGAAGGCAAAGAAAGCCGCACTACCAGCAACGGGCGACTATAACGAAACACTTGCGCTTGCATATACAGTGCTCATTGCTGCATTTATAAGCCTTGCGACCTATTTGTGCGCAATGTTGCAGTTGGGAGATAAACGCCAATGATTACCGAAGCAGAAGACAGAGAGCGTCTCGAAAAGATGACGATGAAAGAGATTAAGGCAGTTGCAAAGGATGAGGGTATCGCTCTTGGATATGACGCAGCACGGAAAGCGAATGCGATTGGCTTAATTCTTGAGTGGCGACGCGTTAAAGGCTGCTATATGAAGAGGTACTAATGAATCGCTCGATAAAAGTTCGGCTGAATTCAAATGGAATTTGGTGCTGTCGACTCTACTTGGGAAGAAACCTCAATGGCAAAATTATTCAGCCTTATGCGAGCTTCCCTGCGGCAAAGACGCAGAAAGAAGCTGAAGAATTAGCTAATATGTGGGCTTCTCATATTACGTCTGACGGCAAAGTAAAAAGTACTCAGCTTACGGATTTGCTTCTTGAGTATGTGTCGATTAAACGAAGAAATGGTGCGAGCCCTAACACTACAAGACAGCATGAAGGCTTTATCAGAAACCATATCAATGGAAGGCTTGGTAAAGAGGATGTAAGAAGTATTACATCCTCTTTATTTACCTCGTTTGAACAGGATCTATTGAAGAAGGGACTGTCTCGAAACAGCGTAATTAACCTACATCAGTTCTTGAGAGGTGCTTACAATTATTTTGTTTCTGCTGGAATATGCGACTATAACCCTCTTATTAACGTAGCCAAGCCGTCCAGGGAAGTCCATGAAGCTGTCTCTATTGAAGAATGGGGATTTGCTGGGATAAGCACACTTATTAATTCCAGGATTACTACAGCTATTCAAGAGAATGAGTTTAACTCTCGTGTTGTTTGTGCATTTGCTGCCTGGCTTTCGCTGGTCACTGGAATGCGCTGCGGTGAAGTCTGTGCCGTCAGATACAGCGATGTAAATATGCTATATAAGCATATTCATGTATCCGGAACGGTTATTGAAGAGTCGTACAGAAAGCCATACAGACGAGAGTCAACTAAGGGCAAGAGATCTAGAAACATAGCCATAACTGACTCGGACATCAGCTTTATTAGTGACTATATGAAGCTCCAGCAAGCTCATATTGCCTTTGTAGAGTCTTTTACTCCGTTAATTAGTCTTGATGGCTCTTACATGCGACCTACGAGCGTCTCGAGGTCATTTACACGTATGAGACGCACACTCCAGCTACCTCAAGGCATCACGTTCCACTCACTTAGACATACTCACGCGTCTTGGTGCTTGGCAAGTGGCGTTGACCTAAAGACTCTTTCAGAGCGTCTTGGCCACGCTGACCCAGCAACGACATTGAGAATCTATTCTCATTTGCTTCCTGGACGTGATAGGGGAGCGGCAGAAGCGTTTGGAGACGCTCTAAGGACGCTTGAACGAAGAGAGTTCTAATCGCTCCATGCCTTAAAGGCTTGTTGCAATTTGTTGCAATTAGCAATTTTTATTCAAGTTGATTTCTACAAAAAACGTTCGTTCAACTTGGAAATTCTTTTTATTCCTTAGAGAGTGCTAGATAAGAAGTAATTATCAGACAATTAAAGAAAGGTAGACAATAGCATGGCTATTTCTAAAGTCACAAAGGATCTACGCAGATTGCTTGACGCTCAAAATATTCCTTGGGAAGACCATTCTGGATTTACTACCGAGCGAACTTGGATTCCATTAGATGATGGGTCAGTACTTTGTTGTTTGTGCTCTTACTACGTAACGCCAAGTGGTATTGAGTATGGTGTCACAAGAGGATTTCCATTAAAGCTTGAGGTTTCTATTATTCATTCGATAGATGATTATTCGTCTGAAGCGGGAATGCCTAAGACGCCAGAAGAGATTCTGGAGGTGCTTGGTAGACATGGAGCGAAGTAAGTACTGCCAAGAGTTATGTGACGCTCTAGAGCTTTATGGGAAGACGTGGACTGACCGCAGCAACGCTTGTGTTGAGCACATTTATTTCAAGTCTCGTGGTAATTGGGTCTCAGTCTTATATGGTGACGATATTAGAGGCTTTCCTCATAAGTTTCTCGTCTGGGAAATGTCTAATTACTCGTATTCACCTCGTGTAATGGATGTCGAGAAGATAATCGATAAGTATTTTTAGGAGTGCAATATGTCAATTAATCACGTTAATATCTCTGGAAACCTTACAAGAGACCCGGAGCTCCGTTCAACCGCAGGAGGAACGAATATCCTTTCGTTTGGTGTTGCTGTTAATGATCGCCGTAAGAACCCTCAAACAGGCAAATGGCAAGACGTTCCCAACTTCATTGATTGTATTGTCTTCGGTCAGCGTGCTGAAGCTCTCTCACGCTATATTTCCAAGGGTGCAAAGGTTTCTATTGATGGAAAACTACACTACAGCTCATGGGAAACAAAGGACGGCCAGCGTCGCAGCAAACTAGAGGTTGTTGTAGATGAGATTGAGTTCCTTTCAAAGTCTCAAACAACAGCTGCCACCGCGCAGGGCCAGCCCTCATTTACTGCACCGCAGGCACCAGAAGAAGAGTTGTACGATTCTGATATCCCGTTCTAAAGACTAATTAAATTATTTATTAGTTAGGTAGAGCCTACAAAAAGGGGTCTTGGAGTCATCTGAGACCCCTAAATTGGAAAAATTAGGCTAAAAATTATGTAGATTTTGTTGGTAGCGCTCATTAAATTCCGTTACGCTCGATACGCTCATTATGAGATTTTCGATGTGCTATACTTGCTTCGCTTTTCTATCGAAAAACGTAACGGTATAGCAAGCAAACAGCTTGCGAATTGCACGCAAAGCAATTTCGCAAAGCGGCGGAGAAAGGCTCGCAAGCGTACCGGTTGCGCACCCTCCTATAAAAAATTAGAGGTTATTCCGCTCAACAATACAATAATGTTTATAAGTTGTAGAAAACTTGTATACATAATGTTGAAAACTCTCTATCAAGCCAGCTAAATCATATAATTTAAACAACTACTCTAACTAAACGTAGATACGTTTGGAGAATTATGGATTACAGTGGTTTGACTGCATCAGAGTTCTTTCATGGTGTAGCAGAAGCATCAAGAGAGAATACAAGAGCATTGCAACAGATCATGAGCCTTCAAGAAACAGAAGGGGCAAAGGCACAATCATATTCAGCTGGTGGGGGTAAAGGCTCAAATCAAGATACGATGGCAAAAGTTGATAAGCGCATAGATTTAGAAGCTCTACTGTCTAAAAGAATGAATGACAATTATGACTATATCAATGATGCTTATACGCTTCTGTACGGTGTGAGCCAACTCGGAGACGGCGGAATATGTCAATTAATGAGCAGCTCTATTTATGCGGACTTGCTTCAATGGCGCTATCTTCAATGCCTAACTTGGAGTGATGTGTCTGAAAGACTTCTTACTCCTGTGAGGACGCTTCAGCAGTTGGAACGTGAGGTCTTTGAGACAATTGATGAGGAGAATTACATCGAGAAATTCTTGAAAAATAAATAATCTTTTTTGCCTTTTTGCTTGTATTGTATAGATAATAGTTATATACTATATACAACAAGAAAGGAGGTGAGAGATGGAAGAAAAGATATGGCAATTATTTCTCGCAATCTTCACAGCAGTAGCTACAGTCACAGTTGAAAAGATTGCAGAGAAACTAAAAAAGTCCCACCCCGACGAAGAGTAAGGACTTAAAGCCAAAGGGGATATCAGTTGCAGCTGGTATCTCCTAGGCTCTAAGATTAGCATAAAGGAGCACAAAATGGAAAACGTATTACTCATATTAGTTACTGTTGCAGTAACGCACATTCTCTACAAGACCATTCGCAAGAAGGAAAGTCGATAATGGCTACTAGTGAAGCTCAAAAGCGGGCAAGTGCCAAGTATCGCAAAAACAACGTTAAAGCGATCATGTTCAATCTATACCCGAGCGATAAAGACTTGTTAGAGTTTCTAGAGTCAAAGAAGAACCGCTCGAGCTACATAAAAGAACTCATTCGTAAAGATATGGAGAACTCGAGAAAATAAGTTCTGCATACTCTTGCGCACTCTTGCGCGGTGTTTTGTGATATTATGTACAGTAGCGATTTACGCAACAAAGGAACTAATAAGCGTTCTGGTTATGAGCCAGGGCGCTTTTTTGTTAGGCAGGTGAGCAAATGAGTTACAACATCAGGCGCTCATACGCCAGAGATCAGTTGCGAAAGCAGATGATTGCACGAGAAGAACCGTGTCACATTTGTGGTATGCCAATCGATTATTCGCTTCCAGCTGGTGACCCAATGAGCTTTGAGATGGACGAGGTCGTACCTGTATCAAGGCTACCTCTTGAACAAAGACGAGCTGCCGCCTGTGACCCAGAAAACGTGAAAGCGGCGCACCGTTTATGCAATCAGAAGCGCGGTAATCGAATGATGGACGAGCTTAAGGGTAATGCACTACCTATTGTAAGAACGCGTCTGTGGTAGGGGGGTATGCCCTCCCATGGCCCCAAAAAGACGCCCCTTGGCATAGTCAGAATATAGCGAACCCTCAAATTTTCCACAGTAGAGTGAGCCTGAAAGGAGGTCTTGATGGCCAAGAAACTAGTTACTATTTGCAGAGAGGGTGGTCGGTATGACATCTATAAAGCACTGCAGATAACTATGGCAAAGAAGTTAGATGATTGTGAATCTGGCCGTGATTTTGCAGCCATTGTAAAGACATTCGTCCAGGTAGTTGATGAAGTCGACGCAATGGAAAAAGAGAAGTTACTTGCAGCTAAAAAACCGAGCCCTGCTAAACGAGCCAGAAAGACATATCTCAAAGAGGTCTCGTGATGCCAAGGCGTAAAAAACGTGTTGGAAATCAAAAACCGACCTTTGAACGCATTGGAAAATATCATCATTCTGATGCAAAAGCTTGCATAAATATGTTTTCTCATTACGGGTTTAAGCTTGATGATGCGCAAAAATACGAGCTTGAGCTTTATATGGCTAAAGACGCTAAAGGTATGCCAGCGGCTGAAACTATTGGTGCAGCAAAGCCACGTCAAAATGGTAAATCGTTTGCCGCACGACTCTACGGTATTTGGTGTGCGGCCATTTGTGGAATGGATGTTGTCTATTCGGCTCACAATGCAGATACCGTTGATGAGTTCTTTGATATGATCGTGAACCTTTTTACGGACGATGAGACATACCCAGACTTAGCTGAACTTCTTCTTAAGGCTTACAGGCAGCCCGGAAAGCAATACTTACTCTTTGATTGCGGACATTACAAAAGCGGCAAACGCGCAATCGGAAGGCTTAAGTTCTCGACACGTACAACATCAAAGGCACGTGGAGGCACGCGCTCACTCATTATCATTGACGAGGCACAGGAGCTTACAGACGCTCAGTTAAATGCAATTTTGCCAACAGTTTCTGCATCTAAAGACGGCTCTCCTCAAGTCATTTACATTGGAACGCCACCGGACCCAACCTGCAGAGGAACAGTATTTAAGCGAATGCACGATACGGCTCACTCTGATAGTCCTGGCGAGGCTTGGTGGCTTGAATGGGCCGCAAAATCGGTTCCGAGAGAGGGCACCAGCGATGAAGAGGCACTTGACCTTGCCTATGAGACTAATCCGGCCCTCGGCTCTCGCATTACGGAAAGAGCGGTACTCAATGAATGGCATCAGATGACAAAAGATGGATTTGCTCGTGAGCGTCTTGGCTGGTGGTCAACACTCGATACTTCAGTTGAGTATGTCGTCAATGCGAATGACTGGAATGAGTGCATAACAGAAGAGCCTTATGACGATGGTCTTCTTGCTTTTGGAATCAAATATTCACTCGATGGAAAGAAAGTGGCAATTTCAGCAGCTCTAACTCAGCAAGATAACCCAACGGCTTATGTTGAGCTCGTGGATATTGCGGACGCTTATGGAGCTGGTCAAAACCTTGCTCAATGGATCAAGGAACGTGAGAGTCGCATTGCGTGTGTAGTTATTGACGGCCGTTCTGGTGCAACTCAGCTGGCCGAACGCTTGCAGGAGCTGCGTTTTCCAAAGCGAGGCATTGTTCTTTGCGATACAAAACAGGCTGTAGCGGCAGCTTCAAGATTTGTTGATGAAGTTGGAGCACACAGTATATGTCACGTCCCCTCTCCAGCACTGGACGAGTCTGTTACAGGCTCGTCCAGGCGTGCAATTGGAAATAACGGTGGCTTTGGATTTGGAGATTCTCCAAAAGCAACGTGTACCGCTGCTGAATCTGCGGCACTTGCACTTTATGGCGTTAGGACCACTAAACGAAACCCAGCTAGAAAGCAGGTAGTCTGGTGACAATTGGAATTATTCCTGTTGCAATTGCAACAGCGGCTGGACTGAGAAAAGAAGATAGGCAGACAGTTTTAAATCTCTGTGCAGTTTACTCAAAGACCCTTGCTCGTAATCGCTTGCGTGATGGTTACTATCTCATGCATATAAAGCCTCAGCAGCTCGGCATTTCAGTGCCTGACGGGTTAAGAAACTTGGAGCAGGCTATTTCATGGCCAGCAAAGGCTGTAGACGCTCTTGCTGATCGTTCTCAGTTCGATGGTTTTACTTGCACGGATGAGGACACTGCCAAGGAACTACAGGCGATTGTGCGTGAAAACGCTCTTAAGCGTCGTTATCGCAAGGCAGTTAAAGGCCAACTTAGAAATTCCTGTGCATTTCTTACTGTTACCGCTGGAGATGTCGATGCAGGAGAACCTGCGGTTATTATTTCTGCATATTCTGCAGTATCCGCCGCCGCTCTTTGGGATGAACGCTTACATCGTATCCAGGCTGGCATTGTTGTAGTTGATCGTGATAACAGGCCAAACCATAGAAATGCCCCAACGTGGATTAATGTCTTTACCGATACCGACATTATCCGCATCCGTAGACCACTCGACTCGACTCGCTGGGTTGCTGAATATATTCCACATGGAATGGGTCGCTGTCTCATGGAGCCTTTGGTCTACGAGGCAACGCTTGACCGCCCGTTTGGTAAGTCGCGCATCACTCGAGCTGTTATGGATCTAACCGATGATGCAATGCGCTCAAGTGTACGCGCTGAAGTCGCTGCTGAATTTATGACGGCACCTCAAAAGTATCTTGTCGGTGCTGACCCGGATGCTCTCAACAAGCTCTCAAAATGGGATGCATATATCGGTTCAATCTTTGCGGTTTCGAAAGACGCCGACGGCGATACCCCAACGTTTGGACAGCTGCAGCAGGGTTCAATGCAACCGCACATCGATTACATGCGCTCGCTTGCAGCTCGTTTTTCTGCCGAGACCAATGTTCCAATCTCAGAGCTCGGAATTGTATCTGATAACCCAAGTTCAGCAGAAGCAATCTACGCTGCAAAAGAGCCTTTGGTTGTTGATGCTCAAAACCTCAACGCTGACAACGGTGAAGCTCTTCGAGATATTGCACTTATGGCGTTAGCAGTTAAGAGAAACATTTCATTTGCTGAGGTGCTTACAACAGAGCCTAATATCACGGCTAAATGGCGCAACCCTGCAATGCCGTCAATTGTTTCCCAGGCTGATTCCATGCTCAAGATTGCTCAGGCTGTCCCATGGATTGTCAATTCTGAGATTCTTCTTGAGGAACTTGGCTTTACAGATGACCAGGTTCAAAGGCTTGAAAGCGATAGAGAAAGAGCGTCAGCACAAGAGCTTCTTAGGGCACGCTTTGCGGCTAAGGCCACAAAGACCCCAGCTGATAATCAAGACTTGCTGGACGGTGTAATTGATGAGGGTAAACAAGGATAGACTTACTCGATACAGAAAAGAGCTCGATTCAGCCGCAGACGATGCGGCTGAATTTATGTCTGACTATTATGACGCGCTCAGAACTGCTAATCCTAACTCTTCAGTAGCAGAGCTCCGCAACATGGCTATTAAGTCAATCAAACAAGCTCTCAACGCCTTTTCTCCTCAAGCAGGAGAGCTTGCGGGAGAGTTGTTTGATGAGATAGTAAAAGCAGAAGGCGTTAAGGCAAGGTTTCGTTATCAGCAGACTATTGAGCATGGTTTAGTTGAGAAAAAAGTTCATTACCTTGCAAAAGACTTAGTTGACGGGGACAACCAGAAGTTTATTGACGCTTGTACCGCACTTACTCGTTTTTATGTTAAGCGTGAAGCGAATATCAATATGCATAGAAGCGCGATTAGGTCAAAGATTTGGTGGGCGAGAGTTCCATCCGGTGCGGAAACCTGTGGTTTTTGCTTCATGCTGTCAACACGTGGTTTCGATTATGAGTCCGAATTTAGCGCAGGTGGAGCTGGCCATAAGTTTCATCTTCGGTGTGACTGCATAATCGTTCCGGGTACAAAGAAGACAACTATCGAAGGATATGATCCTGATGAGATGTACGCCCGCTGGGTCGAGTGTGCTAACACAATTGGTCTTGAGCCTGTATGGGAGAACCGTTCCGCAATTGTCGCTGAATGTGAGAGAAGAGATTTCAAGTGGCTCAATAGCGGCGTTGGTACCGGGGTTGGGCGAAGTGGGAATTTTGGCGTAGACATTTCGGATTTGACCAATCGTCAATGGAAAAAGAAAAAAGAGAATCATGAACAAGATGGTTATATTGCATTAAATTTAGACCATGGGTTTAAGTTGAAGGTTCTTCCAGAAGAAGCAAATCGAAAGAATCTGGACATGATCATTGCAGGTGATTATTGGGAGTTGAAGACAATCAACGGAGGTGGCGGAGCACTCCCAAATCGAATCGATGACGGTGTTTTTAAGTGGCTAGATAAGCGGTTGATTGAAGCGGTGCCAAATTTAGGAACGCCTAAGATTGTTATCGATAATAGATTCTCAACATGTACTGATGAACACGCTATTAGTGTTATTAAATATAAAATGAATCAGTATAGAGAATTAGGATATGACAATACGATTTTAATAACATCTGACAATAAATGCGTCTATGTAATCCGAGATGGAGAAGAACTAAAGGTGCTGTAAAAAATGCACCTGCAAGAGCAGGTGCATTTTATTCACCAACAAACCCGACTCAGTCCAGCCGTTGGCTCGTCCTTTAATTGAATTATACCCGA